CGAAGCATCTTATATCTTTGATTATCTGATATAGATTTACCTTTTATTTCAGCTTCTGTGTGGCCATCAGGTAAATATTCTTTTAGCACTGGTACATTTGCTTTCTGCCCCTTATCCATTAGAAACTGCCACATAAAATCTTTTAGTTTGTTTGCCGGATTAGTCATTCTTCTCTCCATTCAGCTCTTCAAACGCTTTTACATATGCTTGCAAGTGCTTTCCCATCACATCTTCTAGTTCTTTAATTATGCCTTCACTAATTTTTATATTGTCAAAAACAAGCATATGTATAACTTCATCCAACTGTACAGCTTTTGACATTTCTACGTTCATTATATTTTTCAACTCTTCTTTTCTCTTATCTTCCATTATTCATACCTCCTTCCGCTTTGCTTATGCATAAGCTTCACTCTGTCGGTCAGCTTAAACCCCGCAAGCTCAACAATGTACTTGATATGCTGTACAAGCTTGTCGTGTTCGGACTGCTCTTTCATTTTTCTTTTTTTCGCTTCCTCTATCGCCATTATTGCCTTATAGGCTGTACTATCCTTGTAGCCTTCAGCGTTGTGTTTGATATCACTACTCATCTTCGCCCTCTAAAATTCTTATTGCCTTTTTTAAATCTTCATTAACTCTAGTTTCTATTTCATCAATTCTTTTATAAATTAATTTTATTGTTTCCGTGGTTATCTGTATGTAGTCATCATATTCCAAGCTTTTCAGATACATCCCTTTTATATCCTGACCTACTCCCACAGAAAACCGCACTCCCATGCGCCCATCTTTTATCCACTCTTCCAGCTTTTGTATATCTCTATAGCCCGAATTTATTGACTCTAAATCATATTGCACACTGTAAAGCAGGTTTCTAACATCATTCGCTTTTTCCGTTTTCATCTTCCACCTCCGTCAATATGTGTAACTATTTTTCTCATATCTTCTCTACTTCTCTTATTTTGCCCCACACGGCATTTTAATTCTTTTAGACATTAAATATAGTCCAATACCTTTAAAGTGCCGTGTGCGTTATTCTAGCCATCTCAGAATTAAATCTATTCTGTTTCTCTGTGCATAAGCTCCGCGCCGCATGCAGAATACCCTGCCACATCAACCCAACTGTCCGTATCTCTTCCTGCACTTGCCTTGATTCTTGCGGTCTTCATCAATATCATCATCGCGGCCACCTGTGGCGCTGTTATATGTATATCTAAGAAAGTGCTCCAAAATTTGGCTATGGTATTGAAATTGTCCTCCGGCTCACCGTACTGTACATTTCTATCATTGCATACTATCTTCTCTGCTTCTGCTAAAATCTCTTTTCTCGTCATGCTCTTACTCCTTATCTATATTTGTAAAATCGAAAGACATTTGACCTTCTACATTCTTATCTTCAATCCACCAACGAAACACACCTTCACCGTCTGTCCAAGAACCGTATATATCATTCTTTCCTGCTTCTTTACGTAGTTTAAGCATTTTATCAAACGCTTTAATATACAACTCTTTGTGTCTTGGGAAAGTAGCTATATCTCTAATCTTTTCGGATCTTTTTGCAAAAGGACACAGTATACAACCAACTCTTTTATACCCCATATCGTATAATTCGTTATAATCGATATTATTCTCACGGATATAATACCAAACATCACTATCACTCCACTCATAGATGGGATTAACTATTATCCTTTTATGTTTCTTTGCTGTAGTTACAAGGGTACAATCCCAAACCTCATCTTGGGTTTTGGCATCTTTAAAAACCTCTTGCACATGTGAGAGATCAAAATATTTTGCATCACTTTTCTTTGCACCCCATGTAGTAAATATACCTCTACCTTGTCTGTTTCTCGACTCCAATGCCCTGACACCTAATGCTACTACTCGATTTTTCTCAGTATTTTCTTTAAAAGTACTACAACAATACCTAGCTCTCCTTGTAGGCGGTATTCCTTTCCTTGCGATTAACTCAAACATATTTATCGGTTCACCCTTGTACATAGGTAATCTCTTATATGCATTTATTCCCTGTTCACGTAACTTCTCAAAAACCTTATTTATGTGTTTATTAGTTTGAGGGGCATCTACAGTTGTTACACTATGTGAAACCTCAAATTCTATTCCTGACTTTAGAGCCAAATCAAGCAAAACATCACTATCCTTACCGCCACTATAAGTAACAACTACAGGCTTATCATAAAAGTCTCTTGCAATCTTTTCAGCCATCTTGAATGCTTCGATAGCTTTGTTTATTTTATCTTCATCCATTCTTTTCTTTCTCTCCCTCAAAGCTTCTGTATCCGCCTTTTACCCTTGCGTCAAGCTCATCCAGTAATGCAATACCTATCGTAGCTACTACCGGATACTCTCCCTGCTCAGCAATATAATTTAATTCGTGAATACAAGTATCCCAATCTTTATCTGTCATTGTTTTTAATTTGTATTTCCATTTTTTAAACCACACATTATAAATAACATTTAAAGCCTTATTAAGTTTCATATCTGAAATTATATTACCTGTCATAGCTGTCTAACCTTAATGTAGATCCCAACTTTTGAGCCATAGAACTTTTCAGTTATCTCTGAAGCTACTTGTGCATCATCTTTCCAAAAGCCACACTTTGTCATGCAGTCTTTTAAAAGCTTAATCATGTTATCTGTGTCAGGCTTTGTTGTTTTATACTCACCCTCTCTATGTTCCCCTAAAGGATAAATCCATTTAGTAATTAGTTGCACAGCTCCATCCATAGGTTCTCTTACATACGGCAAGCACAAGCCTATTAATTTACTTCTCCAAACTTTTAACTTTTCAGGTTCGTAAAAGAACGGTTTGCCTTTTACGACATGAACCTGTTTTTCCTGATGCGTAATTGTCGGGATATCTTTCATAGGCAAAAAAAATTCTATTTCCATCTTCCTCTCCTTTTACTTTATCACTTTAATTTGTGAAACCTTTCTTTTTCTCGCGCGTTAGTCGCTGTCTGCGTATCATCCGGAACTGGAACATGTGGGGCGTACCCCATCGCCCCCATGTCCAGTGAGGAATGTACGCACGACAGTGTGGACATAATATATATTTATATATATAGATGTCCAGTTGTATGTCCAGTGGACATGGACATAGGTAAAATTGTATGTCCAGTTGTATGTCCAAAACCTAAAAACTTCAAACTGGACATAACGAAAATTGTATGTCCAAATGTATGTCCAGTTTATTTCTGGACATCATTTTTGTATGTCCAAATGTATGTCCAGTTCTTTGGAAATCTTTCCTTTTTCGTAAACATACCCTGCTTTTTTCAATTTATTTTTCAGTCTTGGTCTTTCTTTCCCTCTAAATTTGTCACCGCAAAAATCCTTTCTAATCACATCTTCACTCTTTCCGATTATTCCTGATAGTTCTTCTGCGGTAATACTTTCAACAGAATCATCAAATAATTCTTCCAAAGCATCTATATAAACTTTATAAGTTTCTTCTCCTTTTTCCTTTTGAGTTTTTGCAAATTTCTCAGTGAAACTCTTTTTCTGCCAAGAAGATGTTTCTGCGTTTATATTGATATCTGCAAGCACTCCGCTTTCATCAGTTTGATGTACCGGATACTTAAACCAAAAATTCTTTGGCTTAAACGAAGGAAACTCTCTAAGTGTCCCTTCAACTCTCCAGGCTGTTATGTAAGATTGGAATTCTTGCTCCTTAGCAATATATTCCATCATCTTTGTAGACTGATCAAAGTTAAGCTTTCCTGTTGCAAAATCCTGCATAGCTGAAGGGCTCAACCTGTCATCTTGTCCTACTTCTTCATCCCATCCCGGTAAATACTCATTTAAAGCTTTTTCTATTCCCCTAATCCTTGCTTTGCCATTCTCAGCTTTTTTTATATCATCTGTAAGTTCAAGCTCTATAAGGTCTAGCAGTGCATCAGGATCTCTTGCGAAAACTCCTGAGCCTGAAGCTCTGTCCATAGACCTTTTACCGCCCTGTGCGCCTTTTGAATGGTGGTGGCAGTAAATCACAGCTGAGTGCAACTCTGTACATATCTTGTCAAACTGATTACAAAACTTAGCCATCTGGTCCGCACTGTTCTCATCACCTGTAATAACCTTGTATATAGGATCTAATATTATAGCTGTATATCCCTTTTTCTCCGACCTTCTAATAAGTTTAGGTGCAAGCATATCCATAGGAACGGCCTTACCTCTTAAGTTCCATATATCTATGTTTTTTAGATTATCCGGCTTATACCCTAAATCTTTATATACATCTGCGAAACGATGCAAACATGATGCTCTGTCAAGCTCAAGGTTTATGTATAATACTTTACCTTTAGCACATTGGAAGCCCAGCCACTTTTTACCTTCCGCAATAGCAATTGTAAGCTCAATAAGTGCAAAAGACTTACCTGCTTTACTTGGTCCTGCAAGCAACATCTTGTGACCTTGCCTAAGCACATTATCTATAAGGCAGTCTGCTAACGGTGGTATATCGTCCCAAAGATTAGTCAGTTCCTCAGGATCAGGTAAATCATCATTAACCCCCTCTATCCATTCAAACCATTCGCTCCAATTACTTTTACCTATATTTGTAGCAATCAAAAATTGCTTGTGTTCGCCTCTTCTTATTCCGGGCATTCTTGATAATCTGGAAGGGTTTTTATTTTGAGTATCAACCTTTAATCCGTTCTTCTCACATACCTTGTAAAGATATTCTACGCGTTTTTTGTATTCCTGATAATCTTGAGCTTCTACCTTTACTATTGCATGTACTGACTTTTTTCCGGAGTAAACCATACAAGCTATAGGAAGCTCCAACTCACGCATAATTGCGTTCTGCTTGCCTAGAGACACTGTATCAGACTCTACTAATGCATAGCGGTAATCAGTAACATTGTCATTCTTAATTCCGTTTCCATCCAGTGGATTGAATCTAATCCATGCTCCTGCTTCAGGGTTGCTGTCTCCAAATACGGAACTTATATCATTATATTTTCTAAGCTCTTCTATAAGTTGGCCTGCTGTTCTATCCCAGTTACCTTTCTTAGGGCTTAGTTTATCTTCATTGTTGTAAACTTCAGTTACGTATCCTACATTTTCAGTACTTTGAAATAACGTCTGCAAGTAAGTTATTAACTCATGTACCGGATTCCATGTACTGTCATCAGGTTCTTCTATTTCTCTTTCTTCAAGCCAAGTGCTATCTACTATAGTCAAATCATCTTTTACGATAGTATCATCCCATGAAAGAGCATAGTTTTCAGTATTTTTTTGAGGTGGCACAAAACCACCTCTTTTTGCATATTCATATATAGTGCCACCTGTTACAAGCGAACCACCTTCACTGGTAAAAGTGCCCCATTTACGGAAGCATTCGCCTGACTTATATCTTGTATCGTTTCTGCTCCAAGAATCCCAATCAGATGCTGTATAACCCTCTTCTTTTAGGGCCATACCAACATTTACCCATTCCTGATAATCCAGCATGGACGGATTAATGTATTTAAGTAATTCTGTTAAGTCATAGCCTTGCATTCATATATCCTCCTAAAAAATCTCCGGTAAAGAAGGATTATATGTCTTGGGATTAATCCCCTGAGGTACCTTCCATCCATTACCTGCTATACGATCAATTAACTTTCTCGCACTGTCAAAATCCCATGTGCCAACATGTTGAAATCCTTTACCTTCTAAAAATCTTATTTGTTTTGGTGTTGTAAGTCCTGCAACCCTTCTCATATCAAGCCTGTCTAATAACTTCTTTGCTTTACCCGCATTTTCTATTTCATCAGGACATATTCCAAGTTTTTCAAGCGCTGATATTTGCTTCTGTGATGCCGGTGCTGCTTCCCATCCAAATGTAGGAACATATCCGGCAAGATCTTCTGCTTGTATAGACATTTCAAATTGCAACGGATCTACTAATCTCTTTTTACGGCGTTTCATTTCCTCAAGCTGTTTAGCCAAAGCTGCTTCTCTTTGTGCCACAACGTCTTCTGAAGCAGTTTTTTCCGCTTCTTCAAGGTCTATTGCAACACCTGCTTTATCTTCAAGATTCTTAGTTAATTTCTTTGCAACCTCAGCATCTTCACATATTAAATTAGCAGGGTGGCAAAGCTCATGCCTTTCCGTGTGCCAAAGAAAATCTATTAATAGCAATTCTTCCTTGCCCGGATATAGTCGTGTTCCACGTCCTACCATCTGACTATAAAGAGCTCTTACCTTTGTAGGCCTTAGAACAATTACACAGTCAACAGACGGGCAATCCCATCCTTCTGTAAGGAGCATAGAGTTACAAAGTACATTATATTTCCCTTTATCAAAGTCTCTTAATACTTCTTCTCTGTCTTCACTATTTCCATTTACTTCCGCTGCGTGAAAGCCTTTACTGTTTAATATCTCTGTAAACTTCTGAGAAGTCTTTACCAACGGCAGGAATACCACCGTTTTTCTATCTTTGCAGTATTGAATCATTTCATTTGCTATCTGCTCCAAATATGGATCCAGAGCGTTACCGACTTCTCCGCTTGAAAAATCTCCCGACTGCATACCTACTTGAGATATATCTATACTAAGCGGTACGGTAAGAGCTTTTATTGGAGTTAAGTATCCTTCTTTTATAGCCTTTGGAAGTGTGTATTCATATGCTAAGGTTTCAAAATATTCTCCAAGGTTTCTCATGTCTCCTCTATCAGGAGTTGCAGTCACTCCCAGTACCATGGATTTCTCAAAGTACTGAAGCACTTTTTGATAGCCTGCAGATATACAATGATGCGCTTCGTCAACTATAATTACCGGGAAGTGTTCTTTATCAAATTTATTCAGTCTGCTTTCTCTCTGCATAGTCTGTATAGACCCTGTGGTTATCATATACCAGCTTCCAACACTTGTTTCTTCCGCTTTTTCTACGGAACATATAAGACCTGTAGCCTTTTGTATCTTATCCGCCGCTTGCTGTAAAAGTTCGCTACGATGTGCAAGAATAAGCACACGGTTACCTTTTCTAACCATATCCTCGGCAATCTTTGCAAATACTATTGTTTTTCCACACCCCGTAGGGAGTACCAGGAGAGTTCTCTTGGTACCATTTATCCAAGTATCTTCAACCGCTCTCCTAGCCTCTTCCTGATAGGGCCTTAATGCTATTTTGTTGTCCATTAAAACTGACCTGCAGTAAACTCTTTCTTCTCCAGAACTAAATACTTCTCAACACGGTTGTTTTTCTTCAAGTTTCCGTTCTTGTCTTTGTATTCATTTATAACTAAACTAAGTCTTCCATGAGCCCCCGGCACCTTAGCCCAATTCATTGTAAAAGGCTCACCTTTTTTCTTTTGGCCAATCGCAATAAAGAACTGTGACAGTTTCCATTCAGCCTTTGTATTAAGGTACAATGTATCAAAAACCTTGGCTTCTTTTCCGTCAGCTTTCTTTATAATGATAGTTAAATCAGCCTGAGGGCAAGGTGACATCTTTTCAGAACCTCCAAAATGCCCTTTACCTAATGATTCGACAACAAAGTTATATTCACCTGCAGGTAGCAGTTCATATTCACTTTCTAAATTAATTTCATCATCCCAACTTAAAGCTTTATCCATTGTGTTTTCCATATCTTTTTTATCTCTCTTTAATTAAATGCAATTCCTTGATTCTTTTTAATATCTTTTATTATTTCAAATACTTGAGGCCATGCGGCAACAAGTACTCCTTCCACAAAAGCCGGATCCATATCTTGTATAAGAGTTCCCTCCGGGTAATATCCTTTGCCCATTACAGCAGTTTGGATTTCCCACTCACCAACGTCATTCTTTTCCATCAAATCACGCAGAGCCTTAGGAATGCGTTCAGGATTTGAAAAATACTTAGATACCGCACTGCCCGGCGGTGTTTCCTTCTGCGTGCTTTTGTCAGGCGGCAGTTCCTCCGGAGGTATTTCCACCTTTGTAGTTTTAGTTTCGTTTTCTTTTATAACCTTCTCTTCTTCCTGCCTCTTTCGCTCATTTTTATAGTCTACAAAATCCATCTGTGTAGGTTCCGGCATATACTGCTTTGTTTCCTTTTGGATATCAGTTTCAGTTTTTTTTGAAGTCACAGAAACATTGTGTTCTATAACCTCTTTTATAGCCTCGTACTCCATTGAAAGTTCATCCGGCAAATTGTCTCTGTTTTTGGCATCCCAACAAGGGTGATGGGATGTATACATAACTCTTTTGCCTCCCTGAGCTTTATTGGTTCCTTTTTGTACCCCTTTATTATCCACATTTACCACAAAGGTTTTGTAGTTACAAAAAAGTACCATGTCAGCCCACTCTTTTATAAGCGGAGAGCATTGTTTTGACAGTTTTAATTCCCACCTGTCATAAGCTCCCATTTCATCCGGCTGTTCAAATTTCCTCATTAATGCATGAGCTGTAAGTACAACGTTTATGCCTTTTTCTATTACATCTGAAAGCATATTTAAAAGCTTCCCAAAGCTTTCCTTTACATACACATAACCTTTTCCATATCCGAAATCTTCTATACCCTTAACATTTCTTTCAGCGCAAATAGCCTCTATACAAAGCTTTTCCGCCCAGTCGGCTGTGTCAATTATTAAGGTCTTGCAAATAGAAGGGTCTTTAATTACCTCCTGTACTTCCTGTAAAAGCATTGCCCAACTTGTAGGTGCAGGAAATCTTGCGACATCCATTCTTCCCGTGGAGCCTTCTGTATCAATAAAAACTGGATCAGGGAACTTGGATGCCAATGTTGATTTACCGATACCTTCAGGACCATATATTACAGTTTTTGTTGCCTTTTGAATCTTACCCCTTATAATTTCCATTAAAATACTCCTTCTTTCCATGTTTTAGGCTCAGGCTGTATAGGTAAATCAGTGCCTCCGTAACCGTCTTCAATGATAATGCTACACTCTTCTCCTGTACTTACTCGTGTAGCTATCACCTGTAAATCTTCTTTTTCAAGCCACTCACTAAACTCTTTTAATGTAATCATATCCATCTGTTCAAGCTTATCCATTAAGACAAAACCACAATCAGGTTTTAGCTTTCTCACTATAGCTGTAGCTACCTTCAGCCTGTCAGATCCCGACATGTTATCCCACTGCTGACCTTTGTATAATAACTTTCCATCATCTACTGTAAGCTCCGGTAATGGAAGGTTTGCATCATTTAATAACTCTATCTTTTGCTTTCTGACTTCATTTAACTTGCCTGTAAGGCTATCATATTGAACCTGATATTCTCTTGCATCGTCTTCCGCCCTATCCTTATCTAGGTTTATTCTAACCTTGCGATTGATTTCTTCTATATCTGCAAGGCTCTTTTCAAGTTCTTCTGTGGATTCATCCTGCAATTCATTTACCGTTTTCATTGCTATTGCTTCATCTTTTACAACGTTTTCATAAGCTTTTTTTCTTTCATCCAGTCTTTCCTGTAATGATTTAATCTGTTCTTCAAGTCTTTGCGCTTCATCAAAAATTCTATGCTTTTCAAAAGTGATTTCTGACAACCTGTCACGCTTCTTTTGATTTTCTCCATTCCTTGCAAGTATTTCCTGTTGTTGCTGAATCAATGTAGAAGCGCTGATTAAGTCCTTCGGTGCGTCAGGGAAGTATTCTTGCTCTTTAGCAAACTTTGCCTTCTGGTCCGCTATCCTGCCGATTGCAAGTCGCTCATTATATATTTCTTTTTCTTGCTGTTCTAACTCTTTTAATCTGTTTCCAACACCTATTATGTTAAGAAGTGTATTCGCTTTTTCAGTGTCACTTGCTTCCATAAATTTCGGCAAATCCAAAGCAAGCTTTTCAACAAAAGAATCTAATAATTGTTGTCCGGCTTTCTGACCTTTTGGATCAGTAACCTTTAAGTCCGAATTCTTTCCTTTTCTCTCTACCACTAGACCGTTGCTAAGAACTACATGTAAGTGAGGTGGAGTTACTGAACCGTCTCTTTCTGCCTTTGAAGGCTTATATGCTGCTCCACCCAATGCCCAGGCTATAGAATCAAGCACGCTGGTTTTACCCTGATTGTTATTTCCACCGACTATAGTTAATCCGGTCTGTGACGGCTCAAGCTTTACAGCTTTCACCCTTTTTACATTCTCTATTTCAAGCTTATTTATTTTTATTGACATTTTTCCTCCTCGATTTCTAAATGTTCATAAGCGAACAAAATCATCTTTGACACAACTTCCTTTTCATTAAGATTGGTTTTCATTGCTATATCATCAATGATTCCCTTTGCTTCAGCCGTAATACGACATCTATAATAATTATCATTAGAAGGATACCTTTGTTTCTTAAATACTAACTTCTCCACGCTATTCTCCTTTTATATTAAAAAATTGCTATCGCCAATATAGCCAAATCAAGTACTATAAGCCCTATCACTCCGCCCCAAAACGCCTTCTCAATGCCGTCAAGATCATACTCAAGCTCCTCTATTCTTTCCTTTAAAGCCTGCACCTGCTTGCTGTGTCTGCTCTCAAGAGTTTCTATCCTTCTTTCAATTCTTTTGTCGGACCACACATCCGGCACGATTACTTTTTCCTCTGCTACCTTAGACATATTCTTCTCCCTTTCAGTCCATCTCTCATTATGCTCTATCGTCATATATGTTTCCTCGCCTGCGCCAGTGCCTCTTCTTTTGATATCCAGAAATACAAATCGGTAGAGCTTACCCTGAACCTGTCTGTTTCAAAGTTTTCGTCAATTGATGTTTCCCCTAAACTGAGTTTAAAGTCTCTGTTTTTTAGATTTACGCTATTAGGGCACTCATCGTCTTCCAGTGATTCTCCGATCGGTGTTATGTCATTGATATACAAAAAATTGGCTCTGCATCTTCTTGTGGTACCTGAGTTTCTTAAAGCACCCCAGGGTAGCATTATTTCAACAAGATATTCATTTCCTTCTTCATCTTCTCCTATCGTCCAACCTGTAAACTCTCCCTCCGTCGGGCATACTGGATAAATACCGACTGTATTATCAAATTCAGCTAAATCAATATTTTGTGCATCCTCCAAACTTGCCTCCGTCAGGTTTGCTTGTGCGAAACTTGCACCGTCCAGATCCGCGCCCTCAAAGCTTGTCTCAGTCAAGTTTGCTGACAAAAACAATGCGTCTTTGCAGTTAGTGTTATTAAAGTTCGCACTCCACCCATTCGCACATGAGAAATCGGCATTCTTCAAATTTGCGCCTTCAAAATTTGTACTGACAAGAACCGCATCTATAAAGGTCGCTCCCTCAAGGTCTGCCCCTGTGAAGTTTGCTTGCGATAAATTTCGCCCCGTGAAGTCAACGCCTCTCAAATCCATATTTGCAAAATCTCCGTTTAAAGCCTCTTTTAATTTTTCCTGTTTCATTTATCCTACCTCTCTTACTATCTTCCATCCTGCACCTCTTGCAGGCCTTCTTCTTTGGCTTGCAAACTCAGCCGTCTGCAACTTTATCCTTTTA